GCAGCTTTTAAAACTAAAGTAAAAACAGGTGATATAGTATACGTACATCATAATATATTTAGAAGATATTATGATATAAAAGGTATTGAAAGAAACAGTGGAACATATTTTAAAGATGATCTTTACTTTTGTTCTCCTTTTCAAATATATATGTATAATGGCAATAGCCATTTAAATTATTGCTTTGTTAAACCTATTTTAAATAAAGAGAAATTTAGCATTAGCAAAGAGCAACCTAATGTTGGTATAGTTAAATATAGCAATAGTTCCTTAGAAGCTCTTAAAATAACACCTGGGACACTTATTACGTTCACACCTAACTCTGAGTTTGAGTTTATTGTAGAAGGTGAACGACTTTATTGTATGAAATCAAATGACATAGCTTTAATCCATGAATACAAAGGAGACGAGAAAGAATATAATCCGAGCTGGGCGTAAAGCTGTAGACGAGTTAATTAAAGTAGCAGAAGAGCAAATCATAACTAATGACTCAGATGACTTAGCAGCAGATAGATTAAAAAATGCTGCAGCTACTAAAAAGCTTTGTATTATGGATGCGTTTGAAATATTACAACGTATAGAAGAAGAAGAGAATATTTTAAAAGGTTTAGAAAATAAAAGAGAAATTAAACCATTTAAAGGTTTTGCAGAAGGGAGAAGTAAATGATTTACGAACAAACTCTTTGGAAAGAAATTAAAGACGTTGTAAATCCTAAAATATTAGCTAAAAACAATAGGTTTAAAAAATGGGAGTATGGTTATAACTCTGATTATGATTTTATAATAATAAGTAAAACAGGACAAATTGGACAAATCATTGAAATACAAAATCTCCGCATCGCTTTACCAGCAGCAGATGAACCGTTTAAACGAAGTAAAAACAAAAAGGAACAACGCTGGGAAAGATTTGAATACCCAAAAGAATTACAAAGAATAAAGACTAGGTTTGACTGGGAAGAACATTCTGTAACTTTTAAAGAAAAATGGTACGATTATATTGACAATGAATTTAATAGACGAGAAAAGGGATTTTGGTTTTATAATGATGGTGTTGCTACTTACATTACTGGTACTCATTACATGTACCTGCAATGGTCAAAAATTGATGTTGGAGCGCCAGACTTTAGAGAGTCCAACAGACTCTTCTTTATATTTTGGGAAGCGTGCAAAGCCGATAAAAGATGTTACGGTATGTGCTACCTTAAAAACAGACGATCTGGATTCTCTTTTATGTCAAGCGCGGAACTTGTCAACCAAGCTACAATATCTTCCGATGCTAGATTCGGTATACTTTCCAAGTCTGGAGCCGATGCCAAAAAAATGTTTACAGATAAAGTTGTCCCAATATCCGTTAATTATCCGTTTTTCTTCAAACCAATTCA